CGTTTCCGTCTTTATACCAATGAGCAATCATAGTTAGTAGATAAATACGAAATCGCCAGACTGACCGCCTGTCGGAGTTGAAGTTGTTGTGGTTAGTTTTATTCCACCGAATCCTTTATTCCAATCGCCTGTTGAGCCATTACCGACATAGACACCTGATGCTCTGATGTTTCCTGTAACGGTGAGTTTCTCTGTTCCATTGGTGTTTCCGATTAGGACTTCCCCACCGCTTGTGATACGCATACGCTCTGCAAACGATGCACTTCCATTATTTGTGCAAAATGCTAAAGCACCACCAACGGAAGTTCCATAAGTTGTATAAATAGCCGATAGACCTGCAATTCTTTCGCTTGTTGCCCCACCGCCCACGCTGAAGTTCAAATCAACGGTTCTATTGAAAGCAGCGGCATTTGAATTGGTGATGTTTATAGCGGCTGCCGAACCACCGACTACATTGGAAGTATCTGAAGCGGAGACTTGAAGTCTATAAGTAGGACTACTTGTTCCTATACCTACGTCCCCACCCGATGTGATACGCATACGCTCTGCATTGTTAGTGCTAAAGACAATAGGATATGCACCTGCGTGGTACAAGTTCAAAGAATATGCGGTACTAAGACCACCCGCACTATTATCAAGACCAATATAAGCAGTACCGCCTGTGTTTTGTAATTGCAATAAACTACTATTTGTCCCTGTTGTTGAAACTTGACGTATTCTAGGGGCTGCCGCAGAAATATCCAAAGTGAAACTCGGACTACTTGTTCCCAGACCTAAATTACCAGAGTCAGTCAATCTCATTTTTTCTGAACCGCTATTCAAGAAAGCAAGGGCAGTAGAATTGGCTGACATTCCTATTTGCCAAGATTCGACGCTAGTTTGTGCTATTTGCAGATAGGTGGTTGTGTTGGCGGGATTTGCAATATGTAATTTTGAACCCGGACTTGCAGTCCCGACACCCAATCGTGAATTAGTAGAATCCCAAAATAGATTCGCACTAGACCCAAAGGCAGATGTTCCACTTCCGTAGGGAATATATCCAGCGGTTAAGGTAGTGAGTCCTGTACCGCCATAAGCGACACCAATGGCCGATGCGTTCCAAGTGCCTGTGGTGATTGTTCCGATACTGACAAGATTGGATAGCGTGGTTAAAGTCGTATTGCTAGTGGCAGTAATGTTGGCAGCGGTTCCTGTTGTACTTTGATTCAGCGTTGGAATATCCGCAGCAACAATAGCCCTGAATGTAGGCACTCCAGCAGTACCATTAGGTGCAGCAAGGAAGTAATTAGCGGTCTTTGAGCCATAGGGATTTTGTGTATCACCGTAGCCTGAAGCAAGAGCAATCGTGGGATTAGCAGTCGTTCCTGTATTGCTCACAGGCGAGGTAACGCTAACTGAGGTCACATAATCCGTCCCCGCACTTGCCGCTGATACCGTTCCTGAACCATTGGCTTTTAAGATTCCATTGACCGTTCCAGCACCGCCATAAGCAGAGCCGATCACATTCCCATTCCAAGTTGAGCTAGTAGATAGTGTTTTATTCGTCAGCGTTTGAGATGCGGTGAGGGTTACCACTTGATCAGAGCCGACTTGGACTTGTCCTGTTCCGTTGGGGGTTAAGGTGATGTTTCCGTTTGCACCATCGTATAGACGGATAATGCCCTGAGTAGCCGAGCCTTCATGCGTGGTCAGGATTAGGTCGCCTGTGCCATTGGTTGCGATGGTAGCGTCAGCGTTGTTATCGCCTAGCCTCAAGGAATCTGCATTGACGTGCAAATCGCCTGTTCCGTCTGGGACAATGACGATGGGTGAGTTAGACCCATTAGGGCTTTTGATTGAAGCTGCAAACTCAACGTCGCCAGAGAATGAGCCTGTGCCTGTGCTGATTGATGTAGGAGTGATGTTGCCCAGAGCAAGAGCGAATGTTCCGCTAGTTGTGATTGTCTGAGTTGAGCCGCCAGATATTGTGACTCCGTTAGCCCCTGTGGTCGTAATGGATGTGACTGTGCCTGTACCAGCTGAATCGGTTGCCCAAGTAACTTTTCCGTTAGCAGCGACTTTTAGGACTTGTCCGGTTGTTCCAGCCGAAGCGGTGGAGTCGTAGATTTTATTCTGGAAGGTGGCATCGCCTGTGACGGTTAGGTTATTACAAGTGATATTCCCCGCACCACCGGCATACGTTCCGTCAATCCATACGTCAAAGAGTTTGAGATCCACTTCTCCGGTTAGACCCGGCAAGGAAACTCCATCTTCATAGATCGTTCCACCACCGCCTCTTGTGATCGTTACTTTGACGAGGATATTGCCCATCGTAGGTGTGAGCGATCCAAGTGCCATTGAGAGGGTTTGAGGTGCAGTAGGAATACTTGCTGCGGTGTCTGTTCCGAGTGTTGTCCACGAAGATCCATTGTTGGTTGAAAACTCGTATTTAACGCTAGAGGTCTTAGACGATGATCCGCTTGTTGCAGAAGATTCTCCGTCTTGTAAAATCGCATAAGATCGAGAGACATTGATCGTTGCCGCAGTCCATGTTTGCGTTTTAGAAGCCCAAGTCGTGAGACTGAAGATATCGACTCGGTTGTTGGTTCTTGCTTCTTGTGCTGCATACCATTGTCCAAAGGTCGTAGCGTGGTTGGTATCCACGTCATAAGCCTTAGCCGAATCAGTAACCGTAGGGGGGTTGGCAGAATATGAGGGAGAGATTACAGAGGGTCTAAGGGTTTCTAATTGATCTGCACCGCCAGAGGTGAAGGCGGGTTGAGGAATCCAAGTACCGTCCGCAGCTAGTATTCTCTGACCGCTATTAGTTCCTAAATTGGTCGTTGCGGGTGCAGCACCAGAGATCGTTCCGCTAAAGGGGGCAACGGATTCTTGAATAGGCTTTTCTCTAGGGACGTATGTTGTAGCAGCAGAAGTTGATACCCAAATGGTTTTAGTCATGATTTAGCCTTTGTAGTAAACCGCACGAACCGCAGCATTAAGAGTTGAAATGTTACCTTTGTAAGAAGTCGCTTTGATCCATACTCTCGCATCGCCTTCGACTGAAATCGGTGGGAATAAATAGGTATCTTCGTTATCAGGATCGCTTCCCTCAAATACGATTACATCAAAATGATCGGGGTCTGGTGCATTGGCGGGAAACTCCCACGCCACTCTGATTTTGGTGGAGGATAGCAAGACCGTTCCTGTTCCGACACCACTTGGAACGGATATGCCTACTCCCGAATCATCTTCTAAATACTGAGCCATATTACACCGTTGATATCGTTACGTTATAAGGTTGAGGTAAGTTTTGCGTTGGGATGGCTACGGTATAGGGACTAACGTCATCTAATGATTGTGTAACCGTACCGAAAACATTGGTCGAGCAAAACTTCAGATATACCGTTTGACCGATCAATTCTGAAGGGACAAGCCACTTGAATATCGCATCGTCTAATCGAATGAATTGCGATCCTGATGCGTGAGATTGAATGGTCGTGCCATATACTCCACGAAGGTTATTGACCACGTTTGAAGTATTGGCTAGTTTATAGGTATTCGTTCCGGTCAATTCTGCGTATTGATAGGCGATCAATTCAACACCCGAATCAACAGAAGTCTGAATGACCGATAATGTACCGTAGGCATTAAGATCATCGACTGATGAAGCCGAGCTTAATTCGCCTTGCGAGGTTGCCATGTTTAGATTGATGATATTGGTCGTATCCGATATGGTTGATGACGTTGGTAATACATTCGTGGTCGTGCCATATCGTGCTTTGTTGGTAATGTTGCCGATCATCAGGTATTCACCATCGGATTCAGTTGCTACATAGACGATTGCCCCGCCCCAATACTGATTAGTAGAGCTGACCGCAATCCACAATTCTTGACCGCTGGGGGTAAGGAAATAGGGCGGATTGTAGAAGAATGGGGTTGCCACGTTGCCGGGATCGGCTGCGTAATTGGTGCCTGTGCCTGAGCCTGATCCGGTGGTGTAAAGAGCTGGTGAGGAAGCCCCTAATGGGAAATCCTCAGCCTCAATGGTGAGTAGTCCTTGATCGTTCTCGCTGATCGAGGTAATGCGAACGGTCTTTTGATTAAAGCCTAAATTAGAATCGGTGATGTTTACCAAGTCCATCGGCTCTAATAAACAATATCTCCACCCTAAGACGAATTGATACTTGTTCACAATGGACAGATTCTTCTGCAAGATCAGTTGAGCCACCATCTGTGCGGTGTCTTTATTGGTGATGAAGTGCATCTTAACGGTGTCTTTCTTCCTAAGCCCGAATTGCTCAATATCGGCATCGTCTTTCACTTCAACGATTGAGGGATTATATTGCTTAGTAGAATCCACATATTCAATGGAGATCTGATTGTAGGTATCGTTTCGAGGTTTGCGTATGACTTTGATCGGATCTTCATTCTTTTTAGACATAAAGTCGTTATCGGTCAGCGAATAAATCGGTGTGGTATTGGCGGTAAAACTGATACCAGCAAAGGGAGATGTTGCACTTATGTTCGTGTCACCATAAGGTTTGATCTTCAGGTAGCCTTCTGACCAAACAAACGCACCATTCGCAGCCATAATGATTTCGTTGATAATCTCAGCGGTGGGGCGTTGCTCTTTTAATAAGGGGCTAAATAGCATACGTTGATTATTGGATGCTGATTTCATCGCTACGCAGTAATTCCAGAAGGTCGTTGATCCAGCGGTATCCACGCTCGGATCTAATCGTGTAAACCCAATTCCAAACTGACTGCTCGTCAATAGTTCTTTTACAATCGTGACCGGATGAGCGTCATAGTATGAATTACCTGTGGAATAAGGATTTAGACCGGTCACTACGATTGAGAAGTTCGGCAATCCTGTATTTGAACCGAGATTGTAGTTCGCATTAGACATATAGGCAATCTTGGGATACGTTCTCGCTTGAGCCGGAAAGGATGTAGTCATATACGACCAAGCAGATGTTTGACCACCCTTGAAGTTTAGTTGCCAATTTCCGGGTTTGACCGCTAAATCAATCGGATCATCTTTATCTTTGCGAATGGAATCAAAGGATGTAATCGTGCCTTCACAGATTCCAAGAAGCGGTGTAACGGTATAGGTATAAGAGATGGTAGGCGGCCCACCATTTCCAAAGGAAGATCCGCTTTGCGGTGGCGATACGACTTGGATAGCCTTGAAGCCGACCAGCTGAATCAGATTAGGTGAAGTCTGGTTCTTGCCGAATAAAATGGGTACAGGTAAACCGTACGCTGAGGTTTGTATCTGAAGCCCAGCCGCAGCGGTGACTTGATTAGCATTAGGAGTTGATGGCGGAGAGAATAGACCTGACATTATGCACCCCAGAAAGTATAGAAGCCATGCAATCGGTTTCGTAAAGCACCATCGGTCATATCGTCCAACATCACTCCGACCCCACCCATCGCATGAATGACGTTAGGGTAATCAATTAAGATCGCTGAGTGGGAGACAAGGCGACCAAACTTGAATAAAGCCACATCACCGGGCTTAGGAGTTTCGGTGGGTGTTGTATATTTTAGAATTGTATTGATGTATTTCTCAGATCCACGATGCAGATTCCATTGTTTGTTATACTCTGGAATCTCAATCTTTTCTGGTAAGACTCCAGCGGTCTGATAGACGCTGAGTAAGATTAAGGCACAATCTACCCCGACCCCTTTGATCATCGCTTGGTGATGATAGGGAGTACCGATCCACGAGAGGGCTTCTTTGACTACGAGATCTCTTTGCTCTTGTTCGGTCATTGGGCGTCCTCGTTTCTGGGGATAAAATCGAATCCCCTAAACTTGGCGGTGTTGGAATACTTGGTGCAGCCACCGGCATAGGTCTTATCACATCCGGGAAAAATATCAAAAGTGTCCCCAGAGGTAGGCAGATAAGGAAGTGGATAATAAAGCGTCAGGGTAACGGTGGACGTGCCGGTTTGCGTTTTGATAGATCGCTTGACACCATTGTTTGCACCCGAAGTGCAAGTGATGTAACCAAGATCGTAGTAATTGGCAGTCGGTGTAGCCGATAGGGTAGCGTCAAAGACGGTGCTGGAGGTAACCGTTCCCATCGTTCCGGTCTTTAGATAGGTGGCTTTGTTCAGTCCGCAGTTGTTATCGAATAAGGTATTGACGCACGTTGGCTGATACAAGTTTCTCGGCTGAGGTAGGTTTAACTTTTCAAGCTCTGATTTCACTTTGAGTTTGATTTCGTATCGTGACGGATTAGCGGCTGAGACATTACCCTCGAACATCCATACTTTATAGTCAGCGGTATAAGCACCATAACAATTTAGTAAGCGTTCTACTTTGATCTGAGCATTGTCAAAATACCCATTCACGCATGACTGATAGAGCGTGTGATTATTGATTAAATTAGACCCAATATCGAATATGGTAAAGTCCATTTCATCGACTTGCAAACCAATATGGATCTTGGTATTAGATCGCTTGAATTGATACGTATTATGCGAGTAGGTATATCCACCAAGCGTAATATCCACGTCCGCATCGGTTAAACGAATGATTGACCCAGCAACAGGAGTAATCGTTACAAGGTCGCACATAGTGTAAACCGAATTATTCAGAAGATAATTATTCAGCGTGGCGTTGGTCGTTTTCATTTTACGATTTCACCGTTATTAGATTGATTGTATTTGCTTCCCATATTCCATTGAGCATTCGCTTGAAGTCATAGGATTCTTTCTCTAGGCGGACGTTGTAGTAATACGAGCCTGTCCAAGAAATGATTTGACTAGCGGTGGGGATATTGCCAGAGGTGAAAGTAACGAGTCCATTCGATATGTTGTAATGCGTTCCGGCAGTCTTGAGGGTTGAATCTACGAAGATGGCTGGGGTTGAGTTAGTCACAAATACAGGTTCATATCCATCGCCGATTGTGGGGAAGTAACTACGTGAAGCCGCAGCGGGTAGAGAGGCAGAAGGCACTAAGGTTCGTTGCAGCTGAAAGGCAGTTGTTGTTCCGTTTCCCACCCCGATTGGCATAGAGGTCGTTGAGGTCGGAGAGGCTAAAGTACCAACAAAATAATCATCAGGCATCTCGAAATAGAAGGTGTCGTAATTGGCTGCCATACGAGCAAGGAAGCCGACTAGGGTTTCCCATTCGTTTTGGCTGGATTTCCAATAAGACGCAGATCTCAGGAAGTTAAACGAAAGGCTTATCTTGTAACGTGGATAAGACCAAAATGCAGCTCTAAGTTCTAAGCCATTAGATGATTGCTGGACTTCGGTTGAATAGATCGGTGATCTCTGGATATCAATATCAAGACCCGATAGAGAGGGGAATACTAGACTGCTCATGCGAATTGACTCCCATTTCTAAGTGCAAGTTTGTGGGCTGAGAAAACAGATGAGGCATTGGCTTTGAGGTATGAATCAAAACTAGAAGCGTCCATCGCCTGAATGTTATAGGTGACTGATCCACTAGCGGCTGAAGCCTGACCGGTTGCGACTATGTTGCGTATGCCTTCAGCGAGGGGCTGCGGAAGCACCATTTCGCCCTTATGGAGTTGAGCCATCTGCCCATCCATTTCAACATTGGCATATCCGCCTTTGGCTGATTTGACATTACCTAACAGAGCGTAGATCGCAGCACCGATGATTGCCCCAATCGCAATAGCAGCAATCGGATTCTTGGAAGCCCACGCAGCGATGGCAGACGCAGTACCTTTGGCGGCATCATTTGTAATTGAGTGGGTGGTCTCAGTAGTTTTACTAGTCATTGATACCGCAGAAGCCTTTATATTTGCAGCGGTTGTAAGTGCTGCGGTCTTTAATCCGGTTACGATCTTAAGTGCTTCTGCCTTAATCCAATCTTCTACCATCTGCCAGATGATCTTATCAAAGATATTACCGATGCCTTTCCAAATGTTAGCCATCGCCTCACTAAAGGACATCGTGCCAGAGAGGATTCCGTCTAAGGATTGCTGGAAGGACGAGACGAGCATAGATTGCAGTTCCTCAAGACGACCTTTCTCTTTCTGCATGGCTTCTTGTTCCAAAGCCTCTTTGGTGAGTCGTGCTTGTAGAGCCTGAGTTGCCTTTTCGTTTTCAAGATTTTGCAAGGCGACTGCGTTTCCTTTGGCGAGTTCAAGCATCTTATCGAGATAGGTCTGCTCGGCTACCAAGTCGGCATCGTGCAATTCTTTCTTTTTGGCAAGGAATTGTTCTAGGCTGATCTGTTGCTTATCAAAATTGCCTTTCGCTTGAGCCAATGTGAAAGCATTGTTCTGCTGGGCGACTGTTAATTCTTGTTTAGCCGCTGCTTGATCTAGGGCTAATTGTTCTTGAATACCCTCTTGTCTCAATGCGGATAGATCTTTATTTATTTTGGCTTTATATTTAAGCCTATCTTCATCGGTCATTCTCAAATTAGCAAGATTACGAAGTTCTAATTCTAATTGTTTTTTAAGTTCGTCCCTCATCCAAGTTGTTCGACCCGCATAAATACTTTTGATTCGATTAGATTCTGCTTCTAGCAGTTGGGTACGTTCCTCTAGGTTTTTCTTAGATTCCTCATCGGTTGCCGGTATAGCACCACCAGCATCTTCATCTACTTGTTTAGGGGCTGAGACCTTTGGTGCTTTACCAGAGAGCATACTGCCCATCTTTTTGCCGGTCTCAATATATTTTTTAATGTATGTATCTATTGCACCACCGGCTTTGTAATAATTTGCTACCGTCTCATCAGCATATTTTTTAGTGGCGGTTGCAGCTACGTTCCATGCTTCTGCAAACTTACCGACCAACGCTAGAGACACCGCTTCTATCAAGCTGACAATTAGACGGAATGTATCCGCTAGGAAATCAAAGGCTGCGGTGAGTATTTGTACCGCAGAGATAACACCTTGAATAGTTACGATCAAAGAGCCATATAAAATGACCACAATTTTGCCAATAATTTTACCAAGTTCTTTTGCATCTTCTTTATTGCCTGAAAGACCCTCGCTGAAGTCAGCGATCACCGGCATTAACTGATCGCCTAATGCTAACTTGAAGTCTCGTATCGTATCGCTTCCAGCCTCTTGTGCTTTCTTGAAGGCATAGACTTGTTCGACCTGTTCCTTCGTGACTTCTTCGTTGCCTCGTACTTGCTCAGTAACCTTTGCTAATTCGTCTCTGGTGAGTCGCAACAATCCAAGACTTTGGAGATAGGATTTACCAAAGGCTTCTTGCAGCATTTGATTTCGTTTTGTGCCATCCTCCATTTGTTGTGCTTTGGTGATGACCGACATAATCGCATCAGCATAGTTGTTGATCGTGTCTTTTGATCCGGTTAAGTGATTGACAAAATCCTGTAAGGATTTGCCTGATGAATTAACCTTAATTCCTAAAGCCCTCGCCGAGTTAGCCAAGACATCGCTGGACATTCCAAGATCATCAAGGGCTTCTTTTAATGCAGTTGCCTCTAGAAGTGTAGTCCCTAAAGCTTTGGATAATCTATTGATCTCTAAGCGATAATTGATGGATTCGTCAATCGCAGATTTGAAAGCAGCACCACCCGCAAGGACTGCGGTGATCGCTAACATCACTTGATTCACTCGATTAAAAGCATTAGACACGCTATTGAAAGCGGTGTTCATTTGCTTGGTCGATGCCGAGACCTGAGCCGCAGCCGCCTTAAGCGGTGCGGTCAGTTTATCAAGGAGGGTTAATTCAGCTTGTACATTATTTTTTGCCATTGAAAGCCCTTACAATGTTTTCGATTTCGTTTTCGGTAGGTTGAACCTTGACTTGGCTTTTCTTGTTCTTGTATCCCATGAAGTTTTTAAGTAGAACATGAGTGGGTGGATTCTCGACCCAATAAGCAACGAGCTGAGTAGAATCTGGGTATGAGATTTCATCAATCTCAGAATACGTCCAGCCGGTGCTAGTAATGATAAGTCCATAGATTTCACCGAGTGCTTCTTCTAAGGACTTACCGCTTCCCCCGATGATTCGCTTTTCTTAATGCCTGAGACACCCAAGACTGCCTCAAAGATTTCCTTGAGGTTGCCGAGATCGATCATCTCTAGCAATTCGTCTTGAGTGATTTCAGGATAGTTGCGATTGACTGAAGCTAGGACGATTGACGCTATAGCCTCCGTCTGTTCTTCGTTGGGGACTGAATCGATGTTTGATAACGCATTGATTTTATTACCGATTCGTTTAAGAGAGCCGAGAGTGAGGGGGGGAAGTGTGTAATCCCGACCCCCCATTGATACTTTCACACCTGAAAGTAAAGCCATATTGTCAAACCTTTCCTAAGTAGTTGGTTAATTATTCCGTAGTGTAAACAGAGATTACGTTGCCAGAGGCATCCGAGAAGCCCATGAAGTCGAGCGATTCCTCGCTGAAATCCTCATTGGGCATTGAGAAACTGTATTTGCCGAGTGTGGCAGCATACAATTTAACTCCGACATTCTTGCCCTTGTAAGTATTCCAAAGCGAAATCTGATACGTTGTGCCTGATCCCATCAGTTGATTGGTCAGGGTTACGGTGCTTTGTCCAGCAGTCGTGTTCGTGTATGAATAACTAATCTGAACAGAGTGAGAAGCATCGGCTGCAGCGAACGTATAGACACCCGCAGCGGCTGAGTATTGACCGGTGCTTGGGCTAGAAGTAACACGAGTCATAAACTTAGATGCGGTTACGTCATAAACCCCTAAATCCGACCAGCCGGTTGTGTTGGCAACGGTGATCGTGTAAGCAGAAGTGGCTGGGACGGTGCCGGTTTCGTTATTAGAACCGATGGTGCTTCCAGCAGTTGTCTGAGTTCCGCCTAAGATCGCATTGATTAAGCGTCCAGATATCTGTGCGAATGAGGCAGATCCTTCGATTTTGCCACCCGCACGAGCGATATCGACCGGGAAGGTATAAGAGCCTCGCAGCTCTTTAGTGTCGAAGCTGATATCTAACGATACGTCTTTAAGCACACCGACCTGAGTCGCTTGTGCGGGGCTGCTTGAATCTACCAAGTACAGACCGCCTGTTCCGAAATTATATTGAGCCATAAAGCCCTCCTAAGTTAGTTAATGAGTTCCGAAAGAGAGGCTTTTAAGGCTTCTTTGGATTTTTGAAAGTGATTGTAGAGTTGCGTTTCAATTCCTTTGTTATGAAAAGTATTAGAGAACCATACTTCTATTTTATCATTAAGAAGTTCTGCTTTTTTGCTTTGCTTCTTTGGTTGGATTTCGTCCACTTCGATTTTCTTGATTTCATCATTCATATATTCCTCCTAGCCTGTGGCTACGATCTCGAACGGTATGACTGCGACTGCTTGTTGCCCCAGCATCCCTTCGTCTGTTTGAATAGTTCCTGTAATCCAACAATGGGAACATCTCCCATTGAGGGTTGTTAAAAAGTCTGATGGTGAATCTTGATACTGAGCGTTGGGGATAGCCGATTCTGTGGCAGTACGCTCAAATGCACCTTCGACAAGGGTAATTAGTTGGTTCAGTTGAACGCTAGGGGCTATGTGCGGATCTTGATCGTTGCGACAATA